ATGGGGCATCCACATCGCAAGCATCAGTAACAATCGCAGAAGGACTCAAGCGGCTGTCTGATAGTGGCGACGAACGGCTGGGGCTCGGTGAATGTGGAGAACGCTATGGTTGCGTCTCCAGAGCCGATCGATCGAGTGAGCGTTCCAGATGAGGATGGCCCACCCGTGGATCGCGCCTTGATCTGTGTCGCGGAGATTATCTGGGTGATGGTGAAGCTGGCCCCGTTGTTGGTGTATAGGTCGTTGACAGCGGGGGCGACCGTGACTCCTGAAACCGTGAACACGAACAGTGCGGACTCCGTTGTCTCCCCGCGCCGCACCTTCTGAAGCACGAGCGGAGCGGATGTTGGCGAGAGAGGAATTCCACGAAGCCTGCCCCACTTCGGGCTGTCGGTTTTTGCGACAATGCTCATCAGGCGATCGAGATTGCCGGTTGCGCGGTAATGTTTCCGTTTGAGTCGCGTGTGACTGCGGGCTGGGTTGCTGTTTTGCCGCTGTCGGTGTGGGTCACGGTGTAGGCGTCGATTGTTAGGAATGTGGCGTTCTTCGTCACTGTGGTGAATATACCAGCGGAGCCGTCAGGCCATGAAATGGTGGCGGTTGTAATCACTCCATCGGAGTCGCGGGTAGCGGCGGTGATTGAGTACGCCTCTGAAAGTGCCCACGCAATCAGTGGAGTGTTTGATCCGCCTTCCGATCCAAAGGTATCAAGTTCATGGAGAGTTGGAAGATTTGCTCCAATTATTGGCAGGCCTGGGCTGAAGCTCTCCGTGCTCATAGTCGAATTGGGATGATATCTTCAGGGACCTCAAGCTGCCGGCGATCGGCTTTGAGTTCTGCAAAAGCTGTGTCGTAGAGGCCTTTCAGGGATGCCGCCCCACTATCGTCGCAGTCATGGTAGAGCTTTGTACACCACCGGATCTTCAGTTCAGCCAGGGCCAGGATCTCCTCGTCGTCATCCCCAGCCTCATCCTTCCAGGTCACCTCATCCGAGTCCTTCCAGGACCGCTTCACTCCACTCCACCGCAGCACCGCCGTCTCATCCGAGTTCAGCACCGGCCACGTCCATATGCGTGAGTCGTGAACCGAGAAGGCTCGCTCCTTCGAGCGCACGGGCGCGTCGATGGATGGGGTTGCGAAGGAGAGTCCAAGTGGAAGGTTGGTGGGGTAGTAGTAGTAATCTGAACCCACCATGTACTGGTCATCCGGAAGGCGCTCAGCTTCACAGGCGCAACGGGATCGCTGCTCCACCAAGGCCTTGAACTCGCCCTCCGTGTACGGGTAGGCCAGCACCTTGTCGCAGGCGTCCGTTGTCAGGACTGTGTGGAGCGACTTGATCTTCCCGAGCGGCGCATCGAACACAGAGCAGCCGCAGGAGAAGTAGGTGGCATCCTGGCCGATGTACTCCAGGTGGTTGCTCTGGAGTTGGGGGATGTACTTCTGGGCCTCGATGAAGCAATCCTTCAACCAGGCCCGGTAGTTGCCTTTGAGTCGAGCTGAATACCCACTCGGGAAAGCCCGAGCCAGAACCACTGTGAGGTATTCGTCAAAAGTCACCCTGCCGGTTTACACCTCGGCAGCTTCCCCTGCAACCACCTTCGTCGCATTGGGCTTGCGACCTCGCTTGGCTGGAACCTTGATCTCGGCCGGCACCTTCAGCACCTCCCCAACCGTCTTCCTCTGGCCTTCCAGCGACGGGTCATGAACCGCGGGAGCGGCGTTTGTTGCAGGGGACACAGGCCGCGGGTTTGTCTCTACGAGCCGAGGTGTCTCGTTTCGGCGGGTTGAGGCCTTGAAGGAGTTGCGTGCTGCGGCTTTTTTTTTGAACTCCTCGAACTCCTCGGCGGTGGGCACCTCGATCACGCCCTTTGGATTCTTGGAGCGCAGCAGGATCTCCAGTTGAGCGATGGTGTAGGGGTCGTTGGTAGCAAGCGCCCCCCAACCGTCGCCAACGTCCTCGAATGGAATCGGCCACCCCTGCTCAGTCAGAATCACCCGCTCAACCAGCTCCTTCTTGAAATACCTCATAGTTACTCCGTAGCTGTAACTGTAACTGGTCCCCCTGTCGATATGTTTACAGTGGCTGTGGCTGTTGGTCGCGCCACCTTGCCAAGGCCAGCTCCTGGAGGCGCCTGCTCCTTCTCCACCTCTCCAGAGTTCATGAGGCCGTCCGTTGATTCCTTGATGGCTCGCAGTACCTGCACCTGGCTGGCCAGCAGCTTGGCTTGAGTGCCGCCGTCTCCGCTGTACTCGGACACCAACCCGGCAATGAGGCTGGCGGTCTCCTGGAGCTGCTCGATGTTGAAGAGGTAGTAGCCGCGGGCCACGTTCACCACGCCGATCTTTGCCAAGTGGGCGCCAAGGACCCTGTGGGCGGAGAGGCGCTTGTGGGACAGGCTGGTTAGCTTCAGCTCAGCGCGAGCTTCCTCCACGTCCTCCTCTGAGACTTCTTCAGGGGAGACGGATGGGAGGTTTACCGGAAGACGGCCACTTTGCATGCGCTGTTGGTGAAGGTGATGCCGGAGGCGGTGTCGTTGAAGATGGTGACCTCCACAACACCATCGTTTTTGCAGATGGACAGCAGGCGGAAGTTGGATGGGACGGTGCCGTCGAATCCAGCAGCCACAGGATCCCCTGCCAGCGCCCCGTTGACCGTCACGTTGATGCCGTAGGAGTCGTCGGATGGAATGGTGGTGGTGAAGCGGGCGGACTCGCCGCGCAGCACCTTGGTTGGGCCAAGTCGATCTTCCGCGGACTGCCCAAACTTGCCCCACGAATCACCTCTCGGCATTGGACCTGAACTCATGACCCACTTGGTTATCAGGCGGAGGATTCGGTGCAACATGATTCTTAGAAAGCAAAAGCCCCGCTGAGGGCTCTATCCCAGCAGGGCCTTGAGGTCAACTAGCCGCAGGCTCAGTTGTTGACAGGGCTGTCTCCGGCGTAGTCGGAGTAGCTGTTCACCTTGTACTGGTGCTCAGGCACCTGGAAGGAGACGTTCTCGAAGATCAGCGAGTTGTTCGGGTTGCTCACCACAACCGTCCACTTGAGCGAGTTGTGGATGATGGACTTCTGCGGGACCTTCATCCGGCAGAAGGCGTCGGAGTTGATCTCCGCCAGGCGCTGGATGTTGCCCGACTGAAGCTCCACGCGCTCCGACTGGATGTTGTACATGCTGATCGTGGACCAATCCAGGAACCACAGGCAGCGGGTCGCGGTGGCGAGATTGTCACCGCCGGCGAGCTGGGCCGCGTTGATCCAGTCATCGAAGGCAACATGGGTGACGATGCGCAGGGTGACGCCCTGGGGGTAGTCGAGCTGGAAGTCCTCGTAGCTGAAGCCAAGCTCCGTCTTCTTCCCGCCCACGTTCATGTTGAGGTTGAGCGTGCCCTCGTACCGCATCTTGAGGTAGCGGAAGAGCGCCTGCTTCAACTGCACGGCGTAGGCGGAGTCGGTGACCACCTCGATGATCTCCGGCTTCGGGGTGTCGCTGGACTGGCGGAAGCGGTACAGCTCATAGAGAGCCGTCTGAAGCTCCGGCCAGTTGAGCACGTCGCCGCCGAGATCCTTGATCCGGCCGCACTCCGCGAGCTGCTCGTACACGCCCTTGACCGCGGACTTGCGGCCCACGCAGCGACCTTCGATGCCGGGGAGGTACAGGTAGTCGCCAGTGTTGGCGTCGCTGAACGAGCTGATGGTCTCCAGCGCGGGCCAGTTGTTCTCGTCCTGATTCGGGAGCGCCTTGCCCCAGAAGAACTGGTTCACGAGGCGGGTCTGGAAGTCCTCCAGGACGCGCTTGTTGTGCTGGACGGACTCGACGTGGTAGTAATCCCGGTAGAGCCGGTTGCCGTCCCGGAGCGCCGCCAGGTACTTCTGGGTCAGGTCGTCGTTGCAGAGCGACCAGCGAGTGTCCTGCATGAACGCCAGGAAGCTGGACTTGGCGTTGAGCTTGGGGATCTCATCGCAATGGCTCTCGTAGGGCGAGATGTTGTTGGTACCGCGGATCAGCAGGCCCTCAGTCGGCGTGGTCAGCTTGGAGCCGGGCAGCGAGGAGTTGAGGTTCTGCGAATTCAGGTACAGGGTCACGTTGCCGCCAGTCACCACAGCGTCGCGGACGATCCACTGGGTCTTGGTGGCGGTGCCGCCCGAGGTGCGGCCCTGGATGTGGATGGCGAGGCCGTCCGGGAACCAGCCGACAGCAGCAGGGATGGAGGTCAGTGAGCCAGCGGTACCCACCATGTCGTAGGTCGCCCCATTCGGCGCGGTGCCGGAGCCCCCGGTGCGGGTCCACTTCCAGTGGTTGGTGTTGAGGTGGTTCTCGCGGACGACACGGATGAACGGCGCCACGTCGATCATGCCGGAGCCGACCGCGGAGCGGGTCTCGATGCCCTTGGTGCCCCAGTTGGTCGCCATCGCCCGGATGAACTGGTAGAGGCCGTTCTCGCGGACGTTGGCCGCCTTGGCCATCACATCCGACGTGAACAGGGCGCCCTCGATCCGGTAGCGGCCAGCAGAGTCCGTGTAGATCTCGTCAAACTCAGCCGCCGTGGTCGGGGAGAGATTGCAGAGCGTGAGCCCAGCGCAGTTGTCGATGCCAACCCGCGCCAGCGGAGAGCACTTATTGAAGAAATCGGCGGATGCCATACGTGGCACCCATCATTCCCTGAGTCCCGCGTGTTTCCAGAACAAGTCAATTCCCGTGGTTCCCTTCTTGGCGGCACCCCCCGTGGGGGTGGGGGGTGGAGCGCTTCCACCAACGGACGGAGACAGAGGCGCTGACGTTGCGGGAGTAGCAGCTTGCTCCTTCTTTGGGGCATCCTGCTTTACTGCGGCTTGTCCGGATTTCTTACCGAACCAACTCTCAGCAACCTTCACCCGAGAGTCGTACCTGGCCTTCACTTCTTGATTTTGCTTGGATCGAATGTACCCAACCACGTCGCCTCCACCAATGGTCCAAGCTCGCTCCTTCTCCTCATCGCTGAGCTTGTGGTACTGCGCCATCGGGACGAATCGCTGGTTGATCACGCCGCGCGGGGTGCGCACCTGACGAACCTGGTGCTGTTGGTCACTCAGGATGACATCCTGAAGCTCGTTGATGGTTGCGATCACCTGAGCCTGGGCGTTGGAGAGGTTTCCTGGCTTGATCGTGGTGAGGTTGTTGAACATTCGGACAGCCTCTTCTTGGATCGGGAGATACTTTGGAAGCACGTCATCAAGGACCTCGGCGGCGATGGGGTCCAATTCCGCCACAGCTCTCCCTCCCTTTTCAACAAGGGTGTTGCGCAGGTCCTCTGAAATCGCTGCTGCGGCTAGGTAGACGGATTGATCGGCTTCCTTCTGGATCCAAGGCTCCATCTCCTGGCGGCGGCGCTCGTTGGCCTGCTCCCGAATCTGGGGCTCGATCTCTTTGCGAACCTCATCAACAGCCTCGCGCTTGAGGATCCGCTTCTCCGCCCGCTTGATGGCGCGGTCAAAGTCTTCGTGCTGAGCGGTTGGATCGTTCTCGTCGTAGAACTCACTGTGCTCTTGGTCGTCTGGATCGTACTCCTTGCCAGGGTTCTCCTTCCTCCACTGCTTGATGTACTGCTCTTCCACGCCCCCTTTCCGAGCAAACTCAACCGCCTTCTTGGTGATGCCCTTGAATCGATCTTCGGTCTCCAGCTCCTTCAGCACCTCAAGCTGATCTTGAAGATCCTCCGGGATCTCTGGCGCAGCCTCCTTGGTCTCCTGCTGCTTCTGGGGTGCCATTGCCTTCACGGCGGCGGTGGCGGCGGCAGTGGCAGCCTTGGTGATGGCGTCAGAGTCGTCCTGGTCACCGAGCAGCTCTGAGGCTGGGATGATGCGGTCCGGGGCCTTGGTCTTCTTGGGTTTCTCGGCCTTCTCCTCCTTGGTAGGGGTTGACTCCTTGGCAGGCTTCTCCTTCGCCTCTGGAGCTGGCTGAGCTTCCTCCTTGGCCTTCTCGTCCTCCTTCTTCTCAGGCGGCTTCGGGGGGGTAATCGGCGTGAGGCCGAATGCCTTGCTCAAGACCTCCTTCGCCAGGTCCGATGTGGCCTTCTGGGGCGTTGCTGGAGTCTGCTGCTCTGTCGGCTTCTCTGCCACAACCGCTTCGGCGGCGGGCGTTGTTTGCGCACTCATTCGGGTATGTAAAACTCTACGCTATTCTCTTCGGATGCAGCATGCTCTCGTAGCTTCTCAAACTCAAGCACTACGCTGCGCAGCATTGCAGCCTCAGCCAGCTTCTCCATAGCCGTCTCAGGCATTGGAGCCTTTGAGATGGAGGCCCCGAGATCCTTCTGAGTGAGGTTAATCGCCTCCCACTCCAGGAATGTGGCTCGTGATTGCTGTAGCTTCGCGAACTCGTGGCACTGTGGATCAAGGAGCCACTTTACCAGCTTTGCTCTCGGCTCTCCGAGGAGGGGTTGCGCCTTGAGGTTCATCCCACAATGGCGGGCGGGTTGCCGTCCATGCGGCTGTCAGCAGGGACAGGGATGCCTCCATCCAGCGGGGCGCCAGGGGGTGGGATGAAGGCCTTCACGAGCTGGTCGATAGTGCGGCCGAGATTGCCGATGGCCTGATTGTCCGCCACCACCTGGTTGTTCATGGCGCCAACAGCCTGACCCAAGGCGGCCACATCCTGCGTGGTCTTGGCGAGGGGCTCCCCAAGCTGCTGGGTGATGGATTGTACGAGCGGCGCAAGCTCTCCCTGCACCACCTGCTTCACGCTGTTGACGAACTGCTCCTGAGCAGCGGCCTCTGCCTGCGGGTCTGGCTGGGGGATAGCTTTGATCTTCGCCTTGAAGTCGGCGGGCACTCCGAACATGGAGGCGATCTGGTTGAACATCTCCAGGATGGAGTCGATCCCCACCACCTGCACGATCTGCGGGACCATGAGGCGGTCAACGAGGGTGAGCATGAGCTGGGCAGCCTGCGGCTCGTTGATCCGGTTGGAGCCATCGCGCTCGCTGGAGAACTCCTCAACGGACAGGCCGGCCTTGGAGCCGGTGATTCCGAAGGATGAGTCTTCCCCCTCCTCCAACTCGAATCCTGCGGCCTTCAGCGCCTCCTTCCCACCCTCTGACAGCTCCGCCACCTGCACTGCGATCTGGTCGCTTCCGTAGGCAACGAAGGCGTTGTAGATGGACTTCTTGAAGGCGTGGAGGGCTGGGTCAATTCCGGACGCCGTGAAGGCCATCCGGGTGGTGGTGTTGGCGGCAACGATGGAAGTCTCGGTGGCGCTCTGCTGGTGGGTGGCCTGAGATCCCACTTCCTGCGCAGAGAACCCGAGGACGCGCTCCAGGATGCCGAGCACCGTGTTGATGGCGCCGATCAGCTCCGTGGAGTTCTGGGGTTGAAGGGGGATTGGTGTGAAGGCGGTGCGGACATCGCCTTGCAGACGGCGTAGGTCCTTGCCGGAGAAGTTCAGGAACTCCAACCCCCGGAGCATGTTCTCTGCTCCGTTCATGATCTTCTTCTGGAAGTCCTTGTCCACGAGGTCTGAATCCACGGCCACGATGCGGATCAGGTTCTTCTTCACCGTCAGGATGTACTGGCTCAGCAGGTTGCCGAGGTGGTCCTGGAACGGGAGCAGCTCAAGAGCGAGAGAGCTGTTGAAGCTGCGATTCTCCCCGTGCTCGTACAGGTAGGCGTGGGGTGGGCAGTAGCCCATGGCTTCCGCGAAGATCACCGTGCGGTCGCCAGCGTAGACGAACCGCATCCACACCGGATGTTCGTAGTTACCAAGACCCCAGTTCTTCGGGACCAGCTTGTGGTACATCACCGAGACATCCACGCCGTAGTCTCGGTTGGACTTTGCATCTGGACCGGCAGCGTTGCGGTACTTGAACGCCTCGTACTCACGGTCGGATTCGTTGGTGGTCTTGAACGCTGGGAACTTGGCGACGCATGGGTAGAGCTGCTGGTAGTAGGAGAAGAGCTGGTCCCCGCGCCACGCCGGGCTCTTGATCCCCACCGCGTCCTTGTTCCAGTAGTGCGGGTTGTCCTCCACCTCGCCCCACCGCTTCATGGACCAGTAGCCAGCGAACTCGCAGCCTGTGTCGGAGTTGAGGGTGTGGAGGGGGTGGGCGCGGTCATAGAAGGTGCGGGCGGGGTGGGGGCGATACCAGCGGACACCCTCCTTCACCACCTTCTTGGAGCCCTTGATCACCTGCTGCTCCATGTAGTAGCTCTCCAGTGGGAAGTTGATGCACTCCGCGTAGAGCAGCATGGAGCCGATCGACTGCTTCACGTCCTCCCGGTAGCCCATGTCCGAGGCCATCCGCTGCATGCGGGCAGTGACCACTCGGCACAAGGCCATATCCTTCTGGGACAGCCGGTTTGGCTCGTACTTGAAGAGGGGGTAGACATCCCGGTCGTTGAACAGCTTGGCCTGCCGGATCTTCACATAGGCCTGGACTAGAGGCAGAAAGATGTTGAAGAACGTGGGGAGATTCAGGCGCTTGCCTGGACTACCAGCGTTCTGCGCGTCGTGGCGGGACTTGCCGGGGAGCAGGCCCGCCTCCGTGGCTGTGATGTCCACGAGCATGGACTCCAACCCCCAGTCCTTGGCCACGCTCTCCAGCTCCTTGCCTCCGACATTGCGGTCGATCAGGTCCCGGACGAGCGTGAAGCTGATCTGGTTTTGAGACGCCTCGTAGGCACGGTCGATGGCGTGGTAGATGCGAGCGTCCTTGAGGGCGCGGCGGATCCCATCATCCATCCGATTTGCGTGAAGGTCGATGAGGGCGTTGACCTTCTTTCCATTCTCCGTCTTGTCGCGATCATCCCATGGCTTCTCAAAGATAGCCTGGAGCTTCTCCTGGGTAAGCCCAGTGGACTTGAGATGGTCGATGTCTACGTACATGGTGGGATAGGTTGCGTTGGCAGGTGGATCGAATCAACCCACTTCCGGTAGGCCTCCATCTGGCAGGGCAGGAGCTGGATGGACAGCTCCACCTTCACCGTGGGCCTGTGCTTGATTCCCGGGGCGATGTCCATGTTGAGGGCCAACTCCTCCTCCAGGAACACCAGCGTCATCTTCCCATCGCCCCCAAGGACGCGGCGCTGAGGCTTGATGGACATGAGCAGGCCGATCCTGCCCTCGTTGTCGGTAACTACGCGGACATTGCGGGTGGCGGAGTGCTTCGAGATGATCCGGTCCAGAAGCACATCCAGAGGCTTGTCGTCCTCCTCAAGCTGGCTTTTAGGTCTCTTCCTCGTCCGCATCTTCGTCTTCCTCTTCCACTGGGGCACCCTTGACCCTGGTGATCTTGCCGACCGCGGTGATCTCGAAGGAGAGATCGGAGGGGCCATTGGTGGAGTCTGTGATGCGCGTCACCCGGATCTGCATCGGCATCTCAAAGCTCTGACCAGCCTTGGGAACCATGGAGCCGAAGATGGCGGCGATGGCGTCAGGGCTGTAGATCGACACGCTGGGGTAGCGTTCATCGTCCTCACCCTCCTTCTCGCAAGCCATGCAGGGCTTGGCGTAATCCTCCTTGTAGGAGCAGTCTTTCATGGGCTTGTTGTGTAGCGGTTTTCGTGGAATGGTCAATCGCACAATGGCTAGCGAAAGGGAGGATCCGTGGGTGTTTGTGAACGGGATGTGGTATCCCAGCAAGGCTCCCAAGCAGCAGGCGGTATTTGACTGCGGCCACCGCTACACCCTGGTCCATGGCCCCCGTCAGTGCGGCAAGTCCGTAGCCATCCAGGACAAGGTGTTCCGGATGCTGGTGCAGACAGAGAACGCCTCGGTGGCAGTGGTGTCCCGGACAGCGAAGAATGGCAAGCAGGGGGCCTGGAAGGCGCTCACCGGGGACATCTATCGGAAGTGGAAGAACAAGGGGATGACCCAGTTCACGATGGAGCCCAAGCTGGAGGGTGACACCAAGACAGCGATGTTCCGGGTGGCCAACCAGTTCGGTGGGGAGAGTGAGTGCCAGCTCCATTCCATCCACCACGACGACAACGTGGAGGAGTTCTACAAGGACACCTTCTTCTCCCACATCTACATGGTGGAGGCGGACCGCTTTGACATCGGCACCTTCATGACCTTGAAGATGTGCCTGCGCCACACCTCGGTCCCATGGGAGGAGCAGCAGTTCATCCTGGATACCAATCCCCCGGAGGATGGGGAGGACCACTGGCTCCACAACATCTTCTTCAAGGCGAAGGGGGAGACCGACCTGGAGGAGTGGAAGAAGCTCTACGCCACTGTTGCCTTCACCATCGACGACAACCCCTACCTCACCGAGTTCCAGCGGCGGGAGATCTACCGCACCTATCAGTCGGACCCAGTGAAGCTGAAGCGCTACTGGTACGGGCTGTGGGTGAAGGATTCCGGGGATGGAGCCTTTGCGGATGTGTTCCAACCCTCCACCCACGTCATCGGGGAATGGGAGCCAGCAAAGAAGGCGGAGGAGATGGCGCTGCTTCGGCCGGCGAAGGGGACCTACGTGATCGACGTGGGGGTGGACGTGGGTGACGTGAACACGGCCATTGTCTTTGCGGTGCCGCAGGCTGGAGAGGAGAACCAGATCCAGTACCACGTCATTGATGAGCTGGTTTACCTGAAGAGCAAGGTGAAGCTCCAGGACATCACCGCGGACATAACGGCGATCATGGACTACTGGGAGGACTACTGTGTGAAGGTGCTGAAGTTGGCCAAGAAGCCGATGTGGCGCTTCTGGTCTGACCCATCCTCCATGCGCTACCGGCAGTCCGTGGGGGGCACTGAGGCTCAGTGGATCGAGCTGCACTCTGCCGGCCGCATCCGCATGGAGGGGGTCTACAAAGCCCCTGGCACCGTCGCCAAGCGTTTGGACATGCTGCGCCGCATGCTCTACGAGGAGCGCATCTACTTCTCCGCCAAGTGCCAGTCCACCATCCAGATGCTGCGGTCACTGAAGAAGGGGCAGTCACAGACGCAGATCATCAAGCGGGATGATGACTTCAAGCACGTCTTCGATGCTTTGACATACATGCTTCAAGGGGGGCTGCCGGAGGAGATCTTCCAGGCCTCAGGCCCCACCACCGGGGAATCTGCCGTTTTCTCTGTGACGCTGTGATTGACTGCGTGTGTTGCTGGCGTAGGCTGTTTGTGTCATGAGCAAGCATAAGCGAAGAAATCTTGGGACCCAGATCATTGGGGGTGCGGAGCATAAGGCCTACATCGAGGATGACCACCTTGTGGTCTACGCTTTCGGCCGCCCGCGCTTCATCAAGGCCCTGCCGCTGCACGAGGTGGCTGAGCATGTGTGGGCCAACGGGGTGGATACAGTGAAGCCCAAGAAGTCGTTCCCCCACCCGGAGTTTGGGTTCATCCCGCCAGCTCAATGACGTTCACCTCTACCAGCGACATCCAGCTTTTCCACACCCGCATTGGCCAGTGGCAGGTCCCCTACTTCTGCCAGAAGGTGTGGGTGGATGGGATTGTCGAGGGGTGGCACATCAAGCCTGCTGTAGGCCTCGCGCCGGGGTTGGCAAGGCTGGCCAAGGCTGAGTTGGACCAGTGTGCGGCGTGGGTGACGGTCTACGGCCACGTGCTCCTGGATGAGGTGTTCAAGTCCAGCTTTACCTTGTGCGACGGGATTACGCCGGCCTTCTGGTACCGTAAGCATGGGGAGCAAGTGGACACCCTCCAGGAGGAGGTGACTGAGCGGATGAAGGAGTGGGATCCGGTTCAGAAGGCTCCACCCACAAACAAGAGCTTCATTGCTGACCTCCATAAGAAGACTGGGATTGATGAGCTTTCAGTGCTGAAGGTGCTGTGGAATTCGATCTGCAACCACATGGCATACTGGCTCATTGTGGAGCAGCGGGAGATCGACTTTGGATGGTTCAAGCTCCACGCCTTCCCGGTTCGAGGCAACTGGAAGCAGGTGATGCTAGCGAAGCACCCCGGCCTGAAGACAGTAGCCAGGTTCACTGGGGAGGATCTCCAGGAGCAGCTCGCCATGCTGGACATCAACCGATCGCTCCAGATGACGGACTTGATCGCCTTGAAGGGGGACCTCCACGAGAAGTACGTGGACTGGACCATTGAGGTTGAGCCAACAATCCACTGGGATGAATATGTCAAAGGAGCAGAACACAACCGCCGACTCAGCCACGAAGACGGAGACGGCTACGTCTCATGGTGGGGTCATGCGTGGTCCTCCCTCCGCACCCGGGCTCTCGAAGCTCTTGTCCGCTTCGCAAGCCAGTCTGCCACGCCTGCTGCTACAGTGGGGGCGGGTGGCGCCCGTAGTCGCTCGGGCTTTGTGGAGTACCTACAGCCCGGGAAGATCCTTCCTGTCGATGTGGACCGGGTTGAGGTACTCGGCCCAGGCAGCGATGGCGACGTGGCAGTACGGAAGCCAGGAGGTCAGCCAGTTGGCTACCGAAAGACTAGCGGTGTGCGCGGACTGCCCGTTCTTCGACTCCCACTACCAAACGTGCGGAACACCCGGCCGAATGCACAGGACGGGGAGTGAAGAGATCATCCAGGTAGGATGTTGGTGCTATCTCCCGCTGGCTGCGCGGGACCCGGATAAGCTGTGCTGGGCGCGGGAGGCTGGGTTGGGGATTGGGTGGGTTGATTGATGGTAGCCTCGATGTAGACGGTGGCGTCCATCAGCTCCTGCTGGAGGTGGATGAGCCAGTCGCGGAGGTTGAGGTCTTTGCGCTCCGTGGTAACCCCGTACTTCTTCAGGCCGATCTGCGATCGGTCCAGGAGCTTCTGGCGGACGTTCTCTACATGGGCGTCTGGGCTAGTCACGAGAGCCTCCAGATGCGGATGATGGTTTCCTCTTCTCCATCTTTTCCAACCTTCTCTTGTGTGACGATTCCTTCCGACGCTGCTTCCGTGTCTCCTTGAATTGCTCCAGCGTAGACCAGAGCGTCCTCAACGTACTTGGTTCCGCCGTAAAGATTTGCCCTGGGGTCAATGAGCCGTTTGCGGCGGCTGACAATGCTGATGAAACAGCGTCCTGGTCGTGCCGCTTCAGCTTGTCCCGGGTCCACGGGTTCATTGCGAGGATCCGGTTGAGCGACTGGATGCGGTGGCCTTTGAGGCGCAGCTCGATCCACGGAGGCCCTTCTGGCAAGGAGTTGTGCATACTCGGCTGCGGTGAACCTAGCCACGGAGATGCCTCCGGGTGGAGGCGATGAACATCTCCGCGGAGTCCAGCACCACGGTCGGCAGCTTCAGGTCCTGGCGGAGCAGCTCGGCCTCACCAATGAACATGGAGGCGTAGAACGGGTCCTTGCGGCAGATGGCCAGGATGCGGTTGAGGCAGAAGTGGTAGATCCAGCCTTTGATCCAGCTTTTGATTCGGTTCGTCATGATCGGTCAGGGGTGTTGTAGAGTCCGCGTTCGCAGAGGAGGCCGGCCTGTCTGGCAGCTTCCATGTTCTCGCCCACCCAACGATGGCAGCTTAAACAAAGAAGCGAAAAGTGGCGGGTGTCGCAGAGAAGGGTGGCTATCCGGCCGCGCTTGTGGTGGACGGTGATGGACTTGGCTGGGATGAGCTTTGAGCATCGCTCGCATTGGACCCTGGCGGGCTTGCCTCGGGCTTTTGACGCCACGTAGGCGGTCTTGGTAGCCCGATACTCCGTCAGGGCCTCCTTGCGGCGCTCGCTTACCCGGCGCATTGGTCCGCGAGGTGGATCTCCACGTTGCCGCCGCGCTGGCGGATGGCGAAGCGCTTGCCGAGGCGCCGGCTGGCCGCGTACACGGTGGAGGAGATCTGGCGGGTGGTTCGCCTGCGGATGACCAGGTAGGCGTAGACGGTCTTACCCTTCTCATCCTTGGACTCTTGGCCGATGGCGGCCCAGTTGTACTTGGACTTGCGGCCGGTATGCTGATCCGGGATTCGGCCAGATCGGATCTCCACGTCAGGAGGCGTCGCTGCCTTGGTTCTGTTGCTTTCGGTCTTCATTTCCACACACTTGCTTCTCCACGGAACGTACTACCATTCTAGCCACCCGGTCAAACCACATGTTGCGGGCGGCGTTGATGTGCTTGCAGCGGGTGGCGTCAGAGGGGCCACGCTCCTTGAGAAGAGGCTCCAGCCGGCAGCGGAAGTGGGGGCAGTCGCATTCCCCATTGAAGTTGTGGTTCTCCAGGTCCACCAGGTAGGTGCCGTTGCCCTCCTGGGAGCAGACGTGGAAGCGGAACCACTCGCCTTCAAGGGGGATGGTTTTCAATGGATCAGGTCCAGTAATTCGACTTCCCAATATTGCAGTCAGCGCAAAGCACTTGGAGATTGTTTGGGTCCATTCTGCGCGACCAGTCCACCGTAAGCGGGATGATGTGATCGACGTGCAGCGCCACCTCTGGAGGCCTGCGACCGCACAACTTGCACCAAGGCGCCTGCCTCAGCACAGCAGCCCGCACCACCTTGTACACTGGATCAGCGAACAGTTCGTCCCGCTTGTCCTTTGCTACAAAGATGGTCCTCTCGTGAACCGTAATGGCGTCAGGCTTGTTTTGGGCCTGCTGCTGAGGCTGGTGTCGGTGCCGTTTGTTGCGGTGTTTCGGGAACCGTCTGGCGCCGCGATTGCGCTCCCATTGCCTACGCTTCTCCTGCTCCTTGAAGAAGTTCACGGGGCCGGCTTCGAGTAGAACTCCATCTTCAGCGTACTTCACTCTCCTCCTGGAGTCTCCGGCAGCCACAAGCCTGTCAAACCACTCGCGGCGATACACCTTCCCAACCATGTCCTTCAGCCATCCGTTCTTGGATGGATCTGCGCCAACCTCCTTCAGGATGTCTATCTGAGCCTGCACATACCCAAGCCCCCAAGAGGATGTTGCGGCCCTGGCCATATCCTCCCTGGTCAAAGTCATCAGATCGCTGCTCATTTGATTCCCTTCTTCCTCGGATCACACCGATAGCACCTGTTCCTCTCCAAGTGGTACGGCGCAAAGTGGTCGATCTCATCCACCCACTTCCCGCACTTGTCGCACACCAGGAGCCACCACCAATTCTCCCCATTGCACTCCAGCCACCCCTTCACCAGCTCAGGTGTGCGGCCGGGCGGCCTCTTGGTCTCCTGGCGATTTTTCACACAGACCTCCGCGCTTCCTCCGCCATGATGGCCTCCCTGCGCAGCACCCAGTCCTTCACCTGGCCGTAGCGGGTCAGCCAGTTGCCGGAGCCGCTGAACAGCTCGATGGTGGCCTGCTCCCCACCGTTTGGCTCGAACTTGGTGACGAACACCTGAACGCTGTCGAAGTGCTCCCCAAGCTGCTCCACCGCCTTCTCAATGATTCGCTTGTCGTGCTCCTCACTCATCCGTTTCCTTTCTCTCAAAACCGAATCTCCCCACAACCCTCGCAACCCAACGCAGAGGCGCCGGAAAGGACGCCCATTGACGGCAGCTTGCGTTCACACGATTTCCCAGTTCCAGAAGCCTGATGCACACATTGGGCGGGGCCGTGCTGGAACCCGATCGCTGGTTGGGGCTGTGGGGAGAAAATAGCTGGGCGCGCCAACCAAGGCTGACGAACCCGAAAACCCGGTCCACACATGGTGGGCGGGCGAAAGCTTGGTTCACCAGAACTTCCTGATGAAGTGGACCGCCACTGCGATGATGCCACCCACCACCGCCAGCTTGATTGCAATGATCCCGACTATCGGCAGTAGTACCTGCCACATTTTGATTTTCATTCTGCGTTCCTTTCCTTGGTTGTTGAATTGCTCTACTTGTCGATCAAGACAGCCACCAGCGCGACAATAGCCACCACCAGCAGGATCCCAGCGAAAATCGCAAGCGGGATCCAGGATGGAGCAAGCACCCACCACCAGGACCAGGTGATGTACCCAGTCAGCTTCAGCACGATGAACACGATGGTCAGCAATCCGCTGAACCCAATCCCTCCACTGCTCACTGTCGATTTGTCAGCCATGTTTCCTTTCCTCAACAACGGGGCTCACCTTTACCCGCATTCCACCAAGGTTCCGGCATGGAGCCGGATGGCGTCTCCGTCGCAGCTACGACGGCAGTTTCAGTTTCCATCCACGCTACTGGATGAAAGTTGGACGACCACCCGGCTGCAAGTCTGGGATTTCACTGAATGTTCCAGAGAACTCCCGTTCCTGATCTATCCAGCAAACTCGCCGGTCCTCCCGATATTCACCGGGCGCACGTTGTTCCGTGCTCGTAATCGAAAGCGGGACAGCCAGTTCACCCAACGGGGATCCCCAGCCTTTTCTGCAATCGCCAGCATCCGTTGTGAAGCACCCATCTGGGTGTTTTCCGGCAACTGCATCCGAGGGCCTTGGCACCCGGACTCGGGAAATTGAAGCCAGACTTGGATTCGATACCAAGATTTCCGGACATCAGCCCGGGTCTTAACTTAGAGGATCTGGCGTTGTTTGGCGCAGCCGGTAGCCCTGTTTCTATGGGCGATAATCAGTAACCCGTACCAGGTTCTCCCTGGTCACCATGGGACTGCGGCTGCACCAAATTGGTGGACCTGCCGGGGAATTGCAACCCGGGTCCAGCACTGGCTACCTCCTCTCTGAATCACATGCTTCTTGAGGTCTCCGCGGTTGGTAGCCGCCAAAACCTCGGACCGTCTCCACCACCCGGATCATTGTGTGGACCCAGGACACTTGCTGGCATCAGGCCGCCAGCTCGACCACATCCTCTTCGTTGTAACCGAACTTCGCGAGGATCACGTCCGCCTCAGCCAGGCTCATCGCCTGACCGAACTGCTCACTACCACCAGTGTTACCGACTTCGTTGTCGTTGGCATTTGATGTTTTCGGCAGGTAGTTTTTACGAGGCCAACTGCCATCCTCGGCATGCAGATCGGAACCAGCCAATGCTGTCGAATCTTTACAGGCCCGAAATATCAAAGAGCGGACAGGCCGGCCAGCAACTCCCCTGTAACCCTCAGACTGCTCCCAAACACACATCAAACATGAACAAGCCAGCCGACCTGTCACGCCACTAGCTTTAGCGGATTGCGTAGCTACGTCAATAGCTGGTTCAAGAAAGATTGTTCTTGCTCACGCTACACTCCATCGCTACGGTTGTCGCCACGATGAGTGAAGCAGTCCATCAATCCTCCACAGCAACCTTGATCAAGGCGCTCCACGCCCTGTCGAGGGACATTCAAACTGATGACGGGGTGGTGAACGCCTGCCTTACCGAGGCTGCCCACCGTATGCAGGAGTTGGTGGACATCCAGCAGTTCCAGGACTGGAAGATCGCCGCACTCACTGACGGGATCGACGTGGCGCAGGTCAGCCTGGATGAGTGGAGGGATGCGCGGCGCAACTGAATTTCCCGGGTCTCCGTGTGGAGGCTCCGGTCCCCTGCCTGCGTTCAATGTTTCGACCAACTGCGGGTGGGGGAGAATTTAAGGAAAAGCATCATGACAAACGAAGAGATGAGGAAGGCCATTGCGGCCCACCTTGGATGGAAGCTCTACCAGATCAACTTCGCCATGCGGAGCTGGGCTGTGCTGAAGGAGCCTGGATTCAACCCTGGAGAGCTGGACGCGACATCCGAGGTGTTTGAGGTGGGGTGGGAGGCCTGCGAGCACCTGCCATTCGCGTGGGACAACGTTCCCAACTGGCCGGAGGACCTGAACGCCATGCACGAGGCGGAGCAACAAGGCCTTAAAACGCAAGAGGAGAAAATGGAGTGCGGAATGATACTGCTCGATGTTTGTGCGCCTGGTGAGCCGGTTACGGTGATTTACGCCATTGCGGTCATCGCGTGCGCCACCGCCCACCAACGCGCCGAAGCTTTCCTTCGAACGGTCGGCAAGTGGAAGGAGGTTCAATGAACGCAATTCAACT